TTTTAGATTTAGTAAGTTCATCAATAGCTTGTTTTTTAAGGATGTCTTTAGCTTGCATGAGCTCATCCATTTCAATTTGAGCTTCTTGAGTTTTAAGAACTTTTAATTTATTCTCAGCCATTTGACCTTCAACTTCTTCAAATGTTGGAATTCCATAATACATTGGTATACCAGCCATAATTTATCCTTTATCCAAAAAATCCAGCAACAGCAGAACCAGCCCCTACAATACCTTGTAGTAAAGCTGTTTGACGAGCTTTCTCAGCTTTCGCTTGGAAATCTTGAGCAGTGCTATAAGCAGCTTGACCTACATAAGGAGATTGATTTGCACCTGATTGTGTAGTTAATTGATTTACATAATTATTAAACCAGTTTTGTGCAGTACCAGCAGCATTTTGTTGTAGTGATGCTAGTGTTCCACCTGAAATAGATCCACCTGTTGCAGCAGCTTGTCTTTGAATAGCTTTAGCACTTTGTTCTTGAGCAAAGTTATAACCAGGCATACCATAAACTAAACTAGGATTTTGCATTAATTGATTAAGTTGTCTAGCTGCATCTTGTCTATAAGGAGCATAAGGATCAGCATTTTGTTGTGCAGCTGTTGGAGATTGACCTGTACCATAGTTAAGAGCATTATAAATATTCATACCAGACTTAAGTAAATTAGTCCAGTTACCAAAAGAACCAGTACCTGTTGGCATACCTCCTACTTCACCAGGCATAAAGCTATTTGATAAGTTAGAACCAAAACTAGCAAGAGAATCAAATAAACTACTTGATCCTAAACTACCACCTAAAGAAGCAGCAGTACTAAATAGGCTAGGCATAATAGATGAGTTAACTAATGACCCACCAATCATATCAGCAGTCATCATTCCTTCAGCAGTACCTCCTAGAATACCAGGAGCACCAAATGCTGAAAATCCACCTTCAGCTGCGCCCAAAGCAGAACCAAGATATGGCATACCAAAGTAAGCAGCAGCAAGAGTACCTACAGGACCTAAGAAGTCAGTAACACTACCCACAACATCACCAACAGCTCCGACTACAGAACCTACTGCATCAGCTACTCCTCCAACAATATCACCAATAAAACTAGGCATGATCTAGACCCCTAACATAATTTATATCCATTTTACGAAATCCTTTTTTAGTATAAAATTTCTCTAATTTATCAACATTCATTGTGGCTGTAGAAGAGACCATAACTTCATCTGCTCCTATTTCTTTAGCCCATTCTTCTACCTTATTAAAGAGTTTTATACTATCTCTAGTGTTTCGATAAAGATCATCTACCCACCAAAAGATTTCTTGAACTCTGATTTTATTATTATAGTAATTTTTATAAGCAGTAACTCCAACCATTCCTGCTACTTCACCTTCAATCTCTAAGATAAAAACTTGTCCACGTTTTTGACTTGTAATGTTATGAATAGACTTTAAAAAAGCAAGGTCATCAAACTCTCCTGCATTACTTTCTTTAGCAAACAATCTTCCAAACTTACATATCTTATTTAATTCTGGTACTGTAGGGTTAAGCGGACGGATCATGTTGTTCCTGCGTCAATATCAACTTCACAAGAAAGAAGTCGAAGGGGTTTATTGTCTGTACTAAAAAATTCATAAGCTCTACGTCTAAAGTTACCATTTTGATATAAGACGCTTCGGTTAGCATTTAAGTCTACTGTACGATATTGTGACCAATTATTATAGTCATCATCAGTGTGGCGAATATTTAGAGTTGCTCCAATCTTATCACCAACTATCTCTAGTCTACCTATATACTTACGTTTAGTAGATTGAGCGTCAATTAAGTTTGTTCTAACTCTATATTGAATAGGACCAGCATCATCTGTGTAAATGTCCTCACTAATATTATACAGCTTTCCATCAATATTGTCAAGAGCATATGATTCATTTTTATAAGAAGTATAAAATACTCCATCTAAAATAATCTCTTGATTATCTACAAAAGATGTCCAAATACACCATTGTTTTGATTTAACATCACATACAAGAGTTAAATCATCATCTAAAAGGTTAAGAATATAAAAGTAATGTCCAGAAACCTTAAGAGAATAAGACCTTACATTTTCTAGTTTAGAATTATTAAGTATTCTTTCAATAGAAACATCTGATATTTGAGTAGGTCTTGTACCATCTAACATTAAAACTGTCCTACCTGTATTACGTCCTACTGCTACCCATACAACTGTTTGTTGCATTTGAACTACAGAGTCTCCATTAGCACATCCAAACTCAATACGCATTGTAGGGTTAGGTAATAGTGGAGAGCCTGTAGCATTACCTGCATCATAGAAAAACTCTGTAGACCACTGACCAAAAGCTATTAAATAGTTAAAGTGTTTAGCTAAAGCTACACCATTATCAGGTTCTGCTTCTGCAGTAATATAATTTAATGCATCCCATTTAGATGGATTATTAGGTTCAGAATTCCAAATTTTACCATCACTTGTCATTACAAAGACATAGGTATCAAAGTAGGCTGTACCTGGAACAAGACCACTTGTTGGAAAGCCATTTAGTAAGGTAGTAGCAGTCGCAGCAAGACCCATGTATTCAACAGTCATAGTACCATTAGTTTCTGTTCCTGATACAGAAGTTGGAGCTGAAGTACCACTTGTTCCTGCAACAACAACAGTATATAAATTACCACCTGATGATAATTGTTGTCCTAAACTATATGCAGTAGAAGGAGCCCAAGCAGTTCCTATTGTTACTGATGGAGCATTAGTATATCCTGAACCATTATTTGTTAAAGTGATTGATGACAAAGAATGATTAGAAATTACTGCTGTACCTGTAGCAGGAGTACCTGCATAAGTTAAAGTAGTTGTTCCATTAGTTACACTACCTGATGTATGTGTTGGTGCTGTAGATCCACTAGTACCCGCTACTGTTACAGTATATAAATTAGTACCATAATAAATTTGTTGATCTAAAGTATAAGCTGTAGTTGCTGCCCATTGAGTACCAAAAGCTATGTTAGGTAAAATTGATGTAGTTGTACCTATATAAGCTAAAGTAGCACTACCATTACTTGCTGTACCACTTGTATGAGTAGGAGCAGTAGTTCCTGTAGTACCTGCCACAGTAACCATGTAAACTCTAGTATCTTGTTTAATAAATTGATATAAGGTTACAGCTGTTGAAGCTACCCAATCTGTAGGATCTAAATAACCAAAACCAGAAGAAGTAATACTAATAAAAGCAACTTCATCAGACATAATAGGTGTTATTGTAGTTCCATCATATACAAATCCTTTATCTTTTTTATGAAAGAATAAGTATTGATCATTAAGTGTATTAGTAAAATAACAAGGATCAACATTACCTGTTATAGTTCCAACAGTTGTTGTAGTTGTTAAATCTGTATTATAAGCAGTATTATTTACTACAGCAAAGATTTTATCTTTAAAAGTATATAAACCTTGGCCTTCACCACCAGAACCAAAAGTTACACCAGCATAACCATAACCTGGTCTTTTTTTAGCATAAATAAAATTACCATAGTCTTCTGCATAACAGTTAACCATTTTAGAACCTTTATCTGTTGTGCCATTTCTAAACTCAACAGGGTAAGACATAGGTAAACGTATAGTTTCTGACATTATCTAAACTTAGGTACTTGTGCTCTAATATCAGGTTGGAAGAATGTAGAAGTCCACTCAATATCCCAAGCCATTAGACGTTGTTTATATTGTTCTGATCTCATAATAACTGCAGATAATTTATCATTAGGTACACCATAATCTGCTGCAATTTCTGCTGCTAATCCCCAACGTAAACATTGATACCATTCTGATGGAAAGTCAAATGTTTGATTAGCTGTAGTAATATCTTGAATAGGTTTTTGGATATTAATATGTAACTCATAAGTATCTACAGTATTTTGATTAGGTGTTAAGAATACTTTAAGAGTACCACTTGTTAAATATGGTTTATAAAATACTGTATTAATAGTACCTGTATTTTTTTTAGCACCAAGAATATTATACTCTTGTTCAGAGATAATAGTCATAGGTAAGTCTACATTAGGACTTACTGATGTATTTCTTAAAAAAGCTTGAATAAGTCTTAAAGGTTTATCATCAATAATATCATTACCAGCTGCAGGACCAATAGTATATGATGTTTGATTATTAACTAGGGGAATAACCATTTCATGAATAGTCCAGAGTTTAATACCATCTGTCATCCAATCTTTTAACATCATATTAAGAACTAAACTAGCATTTTCAATAGCTTGCGCTGTAGGTTGAGCACCCTCTTCAAGCACACCTAATAGTCG